TAATCTGCGCCCCAGTTCCTGAAGCACTGCATCACGCTGCTTGCGGAACTCTTCTGCGCCGCGCATCGCACGGTCAACATCCACCCGGACGCCACGCCACCGCATCTCATGTACGCAAGGCACCAGATCCATTTCTGTACGATAAGCAGCAACCACCTCCTGTTCTTCTAACAAAGGTTTCTGTTTATTATACAAAGCTAAAGTGCCAGCAGCATCAGCTTCTGCATAAGGGCCGACAAATCGTGCGGGTAGGCGCCATAGATTAGACTTCCAACCATCACCCTTATCTGGGTATCCATGAACATGGATAGCTTCCCGCAACAAGGCGTCGTCTTTACCCGGCAAATCATAGCTGCGGAGCAAAGTATCCAAGTCATAATGCAAGCGGTTTTCATCCAACATCACCGCCTGACACTGTGTATCCTCAATCACATAGTCCGGTTTGATCCCAAGCGTGCGGAGCCAGCCAATGTCGTAGTGTGCATTGTGGAAAACAAATGTACAAACCTTGGCATGATCCTGCAGCCAATGCATCATTTGCTCTTGACTGAAACATTGTGTATCCACATGCTGCAAAGGGTAATAGGCTGCGCCCCCTTGCCAGCCAACTGCCACGCCACTCACATGCCCTATATCACCACCTTGGTGCGGCCAGCTTGGTCCCCGGTCTGTGGCCAAGCCAACATCTTTTGTCTCCAAGTCCACCGCTATGTGAGTGTGCGAACGCAGATCTGGCAACTCTGTGGGGGGTTGCCAGTCTGTGTCCGGGGTGAACATAGGGAGTTGAATTCCTCCTATGTGGGGACTACGAAGCTTTTTCATTTTCCATTTAACCGTACAAGATGGGCTAACATCTTTTCTGATGGGTGCTTCCATCGTTCTTTATTTATTATTGATAATCTTTGTTTTAATGTGGGGTCTCTTTCATAAGCTTGGATCGCCCTTTTAGATTGTAATGCTCGATTTACCGGATCTCTAAAATATTTAGAAACACTTTTTCCTATTTTGGCCCGCATGAGAGGATCACTCATTTGTTCAGCTACTCTTTGTTTACGTATCTGAATTTCTTCAGGACGTTTGTATCTCCTTTTTTGTGAGACACTCATTTGAGCCCTACTTTGTTTAGTGTGATGAGCCGAAAATCCTGGTCCAGCAGATATGTTATAACCAGTCTCTATTGTTTCAAGATGCTTGATCCACCATTTTTCTTTTTCTACTAGTTGTAAAACTTCACACTCTTCTATTAATTGGAGAATAAAAACTTTAGCTCCAAATTTGTTCCATGCAGTTTGTAATTTAGGAGTATCGTTATTATTCTTCTTAAGACGATCTTGATGCCATAACCAACGATGTTCAATGTTTTGGCTAGCACCCACGTACAATTCACCAGTAACCAAGTTTAAAATCCCATAAACTCCAACCATAGTTCGCGCCTTTCATTTAGTCTTCTACCTGGAACGCATGCTTGTTGCTGTCGGTGCGGGGAACACCCATATCCCCTTTAGGTTTAGGTATCCGGTCACTCACCAGCTTAGAGTAACCCGCAATATCATCCCAATGGTCGTGATGATCAGGATTGCCAGTCAAGATCCGTCCAATCTTATGAGTAATAACAGATAACGCTTCACGTTGAATATCTGAAAGTTTCCTCCAGTTTGGGGATGCTTCCATCACTCGCTTAAGCCCCTGTGTGGCTCGTGCATGGTCTAAAAACTCGCCATGTGTCTTTTCCGTTCAGCTAGAATATCGTCTATGTTGCTCATGTTATATACTCCATGCATTTTTGGGGCCACAGTCTCCATCCTTTGACAGAACGCGGGCATGGTGGTTTACCTTTGTGTTTGTTACACCAAGTTTCTACTAGATCTTTTTTATCCCACGTATCTGCTAAATCAAGGGCCGCTTCTCTAGTGTCATTTATAATCGGCTGTGCATAGGTATTGCCTAACTTCAACTCGTGGCAACCAAATTCATGCATCTCGAGAATGTCTATGATCTTAACCCAAGCTTTTTCCTCACAGGTCAATTCTGGTAGGGCGATGCCTAATCGTTGAAAACCTTCTTGCTCTGCCTTTTGACTAGCCTCACGCAACCCAGGTGTTTTATCCTTTACCATGAATGGAATATCACCAGCCCAAAGTTCTCCACTGTCATGATGAAGACAATAGTAAAGAACCTCAGCCCGTGGCATACCAAAAATTTCTACATAGAGACAAGCCACCCGCCAACAATGCTGACTCACTGTCTGCTGTGTTATGGTGGGCCATGTGGAGTAGCGCTTTACTCCACCGGCTAATGCAGGAGCAGTGTATACTTGATCACGGGTCACTTCAGTCTCCAGTTATTTGTAAAGTTTTCTTACTATCCATTCTACTGTAGCAACCTTCCAGTCAGCAGCCTCGACACTACTTGCCCATTTGCAAGCTCCTTGTTTATCCTTATCCTTGTACGCTCGGTGTGCCATCAACATGGGCCAGACAGTATGACTGAGGAATCTATTTTCCATAGAGACTGAAAATTGCTTCTCGCTGGTGGTTTCATATAAATCTAGCAACATAGCGACCTCATCGTCAAAACTTTCTACGTCATGCACCAGCGGCATAGGTTTCACCTGCTCACTTGTGTAACGGTCATCCCATAACTTGTATTCACCGGGACTGGTCAGCTTGTTCCACTGATCTTCATAGATGTGGTAGTTATTGGAGAACTGCGTGTACGTGCCCACTCCAACATCCAACCGTGCTGCAAGGTACTCCTGTAGCACACTCATATGCACTGCGTTAGCACCATAAGCACCCCATACAATATCATTCGATCTGTTACAAACAGTGATATCTAACTCATCATTGTGTATACGTAAATACGCGTGGGTATTACACGGGCGGTCTCTAAAATTTCTTTCTAATAAGTCGTCTTGACCATGTGGGCTTGGGTCCCACATTGTTATAACCGCTTGGCGTGACCCGGGTTGTTCTGAAAGCTGGCCAACTACTGCATCTAACTGATCAAATCCAAAAGCATGCCTCCAACGATACCCATATGCCCCGTGGATGCGTCCATCCGATTCTGCGAACCTCTCACCAAAGTCTTTGACAAAATTATTTAGCAGTTTAGCATCGTCACGCCCAGCAATCATCTGCAATGTTTCCACAAGATGGAAAAATGGGTTAGCATCCCGCAGCCCACTGAATAGTACACGCTCGCATGGGCACCTATACACTGTAGCCACAGGGTGTGGAGCCACTAGTGCCTGCCCTGCCCGAGTTGGCTCCCATTCGCCACAGTCGCGTAGATGTTCGATGCCAAAAGGTAGAGCTTCGCTCACATTACGAACAGGAATTATATGCATCTTTTCATCCCCATCTAGGGCCATAACGTTTTTCCAACTCTATGAATGTAGGTGCCGGTCGGCGTTTACGTCGCTGTGCCGTTTTCACACGTTCCTTGTAATACCAATACATGGCGCGGTCAAATTTATGGCAAGCCCGGCAACGTACCACCGGGTAAACTCTGCCTTTGATACAGACAAGGCGGAAGCTAGAGTTGACTAATGCCATAGGATGACCGTAGGGGCAGGTTTTCATTTTCTACCGTTCAATGCTTTACGCCATTGCACTACTACGTCCAATCGCTCACCCTCCATGCCCTGCCAGCCGTGCTTAACCCGTACAGCCACCACACTACCGTGTAGCTCTGCCAACCTGCGTGCGCTACGATTATGGCTAGCCAACGTACGCCATGTGCTGGCACCCCCATTGCTATTGCTAGCGCTTGGGTTGGTACGGTGCAGCAAATCTACCCGGTTGGTGTGACCCAACCGCAATAGCTGCAAGGTCATGTGGAAATCATCCATGCTGAAAGTTTCATCCACATCTTTGGTGAATGATGCTCCCAGCTTGCGTAATTTTTCTACATCGTAGGCCAACACATGCATCATCCGGGTGCAGTCTTTATATTCATCAATCTTTTCATCCCAATTGATGAACCTAGGGCTGCTGCTACAGTGCGCAAACCCTGCCTGTAACCAATTCTCCAGCCGTGCAAACATGGCGTCTACCTCTTCCGGGGAAGCAGGAAGAATTTTACCTTCATAATCACGGGTGGCTAATCTCAAGTCATCGTCCAACATCACCATGTAACGCTCAGGGCAGTTTTCTACGATGTATTGCCGAGTGGCTGCAATGCCTTTCACAGTTTCCGGTACAAACTCCACAGGCAGATTGGGTGGGGGCTCTTGATCCTTGTCTGTTACCAGTACCGTTTGTTCTTTCAACTTTGGAGTAAGAGCATTGTGTGTGATCTGTTTGTTCCAACGGCCTCGGGTGGGGATATAGATTTTCATGATGTGCTTCCTCCAGCAAACTTTTGCTTAGGTCTTCCCTGCCTTAACCTTGCACGCTCCATCTTGTCAAATTCACAGAGACAGTTTTGCACATCTTGAGCATGTAGCGGCTCATCCCACTTCAACTGTTTATTTAACCATTCCTGCATCAAGGCCAACTCCTCCCGCCAATCATTCTCCACCCATGATTCATTTACCTCACGGTCTAGCGCCCTATTCAAACCCCGCCGGCTACCGGGGCCACTGGCAGCAAATGTAAACCAATCCGCGGCACTGCTCAATGGCTCCACATACTTCAAGTCTGCTATTACTTGCGCGGTCATAAAGCTGCCTAACCCATCACGCGCGCCTAGCACTGTGTGGTAAGAATTCAATGTATCCCCGGTACGGGGCCGTAGAATATGACGACTGCGCCAGAGATCGCTAAACGTGTTCGCTAAGTAAACTTCCTTATATATCTCCTGCCCCGCTGTGCTTATCATATAAGCCGGGTTGAAACTCTTCAACCCATGCTCCTTACGCGTACGCATTATCTCCAGAAAATGTCTGCGGTCCCAAGGCACGGGGAACTTGATTTGCGCCAACGTGTCTGGCAAGTTTATATAGCGCGCTACTACCATTGCAAACCAAAGGTCCTGATTATCACGGTGCGGCGTGCGCCAATGCTTAGCTATCCATTGGGTCACAGCATCTTCTTCTCTTCTCACATTGCAAAAACGATACTGCTGCAATATAGGGTCCTGCGTCCATGGTTTTGGCTCGCCGTTGGCACGGCGGATGCGTATGGACTCCCGCTCGAGCACAAACTTGAGTAGACGATCCAGTGGTTTCATGTTCATCCTCCCACTCCCTTCTTACAATCTGGGCAACGATGCTGCCATTCATCATCTACCTTGAAATTTACCCATCCTTGCTCACGGGCCGCATTCCAGACTTCCATGAAATCTGCCGGCTCACTATCATCAAGCTCACCAAAACAATCCCCGCACTTGTCACACTCAAATGCATGACGGCCATCTATG